CCAAAAAGCACTAAATCCTCGGGAGAGTGGGGTAACAGTATGAACCTAACAAATAATCAATCGTTAGTAAAAGAGGCTGTAAAACCCAAATTTAAGGGCAAGTCAGAAAGGGTCAGCAGAACCCATACGAGATACCCTGAATCAGCAGAGCGTGAGTTCCAACGAATAGGCCGGAGCTACATGAGACTGTTGAATAAGGAGTTGAAGAACCGACTGCCTGAGATGATGGAGATTTACAAGCAGGACAGATATGATAGCACGAACACTGACGGCTACAAGGATATCGAAGCTAAGATTCGTGCAATCCTCAGGGAAATAGCCGTCAACCTTGAAAACTCGTTGGCATCATTCGATTTGGATGCAAAGGTTCGGAAGATAGCAAATCTGACGAACAACTGCACACTGTCAGAATGGAAAAGGGCGATTAAGACTACGCTCGGCATCGACATCACGCAGGACTACTACAAAGGCGAGATGTACACGGAACTGCTTGAGCGATGGATTGCTGAGAATGTTAAGGCTATAAAGTCCATGCCAACGAATACGCTTGGCAATTTGCAGGAGATTATCCTGAAAGGCTACAAATCAGGTAGTTCCATTACGCAAATCAGACAGGCGATACAAGAAGAATACAACATGGAGAAACGCAGGGCAGAATTGCTTGCGAGAGACCAAGTTGCGACACTGAATGCTCAGGTCACTAAGATGCAACAGAATGATGCCGGTGTGAAGAAGTACAAATGGTCCTCATCTAAGGACTCACGAGTACGAGATTGCCACAATGCTTTTGATGGCAAGATATTCAGTTGGGATAACCCACCGGAAGCATGGTATGAAACCAAGAAAGGCAGGGTGTATACCGGCAGAAAATGTCATCCCGGAGAGGATTACTGCTGCAGATGCGTAGCCATTCCGGTATTTGACTATAACACAATCGATGTGCCTATGAAGGGAGATAACTGACATGGCAGAATTTCAGAAGAGCGAAATCCTTGAGGAAATCGCAAAGAAAGTCATCAATGAGTATGACATATTCGCAGTGCTCAGGGATGGGAAATGCCGTATAGCATTTCAGTATGCCAAGGGTGAGAAGAAGAGTGGTGGCAAGGTAGTATTTGCTGACACTGAGAGAGTCAAGGAAAAGTTCAAGGAGTTTATGCCGTATGACTTTGTTATCACATTCTACGAAGGCAATACATTCCATCTCGGAGATGTCCAAATGGAGCATCTGATGTATCACGAATTGAAGCACGTTGGATATGATCCTGTCGATGAGAAGTTTACGGTTATACCACATGACTTGGAAGATTTCAAAGATGTAATCGATAAATGGGGAGTTGACTGGATAAGTCCTCAGCAAGACTAAGGAAAGGCGGTGCGGATATGACGATACGAGGTAGACCCATCTGCATGATAGATAACACCGGAGATGTCGCCATGCACTCAACTTTCAGTTGATGAAAGGAGGCAGCGGTGTCTATGGAAGGTAAAGAAGAGATTGACGTATTCATTCGTTACGAGAATGGCAAGACCGCCTGTATCTGTTTGCGGAAACGGAGAAAATGCAACTGTAAGACTTGCGAAAAGGAAACCGTAGAGCGTGACAAATACAAAGGTTGGCAAGAAGCCTTTAGGCAGGACCGATACGGCCACAGTCACTTGTAACGGAAACATACGGAAAGGAGAAGCAATGAATAATCTGAATTTGATTAGAGACATCAGTACTCAGTTGAAAGTGGTATGTGACAAGATTGCATCCCTGTCATGCGGCATGGAGTTTGTAGGCAATCAGGACGAATCCCTTGAAGCAGTTTATGAAGAATTGCTCTTGGATGAAGTACATCATGCTCAGGTACTCGCTCTTGAAATGACAAGGGTGACAATCGGACCTGATGAGGAAAACACTGCCATGGACGAATCTGCATTTGCAGAGGGTGAACTGAATAGTGTTGTTGGCGAAAAGGAAAAGGAAGCGGAAGAATCTGCTCCTGTTTCCGGTTAGGAGGTGTGATATGGCACCTAAATTAACAAGCGTGATGCGTCTGGACAGTACACCTGTAACCAAGGCGATTTTCACAGATGAAGGCTACCTGAATGACAGACCGATTCTGACAAGCACAGGTATTTTCGAATATGTAAATGAGGATGGCTCCATCAGGAGAGAACTTAGATTACCTGAGGAAGTTTTTGCACCCGAAAGTTTGGCTTCGTATAAGGGCAAACCTATCATTGTCACGCATGATGCAGGACTCGTGACAAAGGACAATGTGCATGAAGAGCAGATTGGTACGATTCTTACGGAAGGGTACAGAAGCGGGGATGATGTCAGGGCAGAAATCGTAATTCACGACACGGACGAAATGAAAAAGAGCGGATTGAAAGAGTTGTCACTCGGTTACAATCTCGACCTTGAAGAAACGGCCGGAGAATGGAACGGTCAGCCTTACGATGCTATCCAAAGGAACATCCGCATTAACCATCTTGCTTTAGTGTCAGAAGCTAGAGCAGGAGACCATGCACGGTTAAATATTGATAGCCGTGAGAAAACTTTAGAAGGAGGAAATGCAATGAGCAAGACAAAAAGAAATGTAAACCGCAATGACGGAGTTTTGTCTCCTGAAGAACTCAAGAAGGCTATTGAGGAGTACAAAGCTCGCCGTGCAGCACAGACAGCAGTAGCTGATTCTGACGAAGGCAATGCCGCTCAGGCTGAAACTGATCCTGCAACAGTTAAAGTAGCTGACGGTGAAGACACAGCAACACCGGTTGCCGAAGGTGCAACTGTAGAAGAAAAGGTTGCTGCAGTTAAGGAGAACCGTGACCGCAGAGATGAGGAAGGTGAACCTGAGGACATCGAAGGAGCAAAAGAAGTGATTGCTCAGCAGGATTGTGACATGAACATCTTGTTTGACATCATCGACACATTGCTCGCTGAAAAGGCATTCGATGAAGCCGCAGAGGAACCTGCTGCTGAAGGTAACGAAGATGAGGGCGAAGCTCAGGAAGACCCTGAAGCAGTTCCTGCCGGTGATGGCGAAGAAGACGAAGAGGAAGGCACTGGTGAAGCAGTTGTTCTTGATGGGGATGACGATGCGATTCCTTGTCAGGATGAAGACGATGTTCCTACCGGTGAGAAGATGAATGCCGATTCCGTTGACAAGATTATTCGTACAAGAATCAAACTTGGCATGATTGGCAAGCAGATTAACCTCGATGGTCTTGAGAACATGAGCATTATGGGTGCTAAGAAAGCAATCATCAATGCTGTTCGTCCTTCCATGAGATTGGATGGAAAGAGTGCCGCATTCATCAATGCCGCATTCGAATGTGCTTGCGATGACATCAACAAGTCTACTCGCAAGGGAACTGATTATCAGAAAAAGCAGATGTTCAATAAGGACTCTCGACAGGCAGAAGCACAGGATGAAACATCCTCTATGTCTGCTCGTCAGAGAATGATTGATCGTCGCCAGAATAAAGCATAAGGAGGATTATGAAAATGAGTGCACAGACAAGATATGGTTATTCCACTCCTATGGGTGCTGCAGGTGGAATCGTAGACCTCGCACCTTACGCAATCGACTCTTTCATCAATGAGGAAGAGGCCGGTGTAATGAAATTCGGTATTGGTGTTGTAGACGGTACTAAGGCCGGTACTACAATCAAGAAGCCTGCCGAAGGAGCAACTGCAGCTCAGTTTGCAGGTATCACAGTAAACAATCGTACAACCGAGTACGACATCGAGGGCAAACTTCATGTTCGCAAGGGAGTTTCTGTAGGTGTTATGAGATACGGCCGTGTATACGGCAGAGTAGCTGATGGCATCACTCCTGCATACGGCGAAGCATTGTACCTCATCGTTTCCGGCGAAGAAGCAGGTTTCTTCACTAACGCTTCCGGTGACAACACTGTAGCAGTTAAGGGTCGCTTCATGTCCGGCAAAGACACTACCGCCAACATTGCCATGGTTGAACTTTTCAATCAGGCACAGGCATAAGAGTAAAGGAGGATTAAGATAATGGCAAAAGTAAAGCATACTCATTATGACAGTGCAGAAGCTAGAACACTGAAGGCTTCTGCTATTCCGGCTGCTATCCTCGCATCCGAAGGAACTCGTTTCGATTCCGCAGAGGAAGCATCCGTATTCTTCGCTCGTGAACTCGACCATGTAAAGGCACAGTCCTACGATGTTGAGTACCCTGAGCTTACTGCATTGACTCTGTTCCCTCAGACATCTGAAGCAGATCCTGGTGCAGAAACAATCACATACTACACCTACGATAAGACTGGTCTTGCTAAGGTTATCGATAACTACAGCACTGACCTTCCTCGTGCGGATGTAAACGGTAAGCCTTCTTATGCTACCATCAAGTCTCTCGGCGATAGCTACGGCTACTCTGCTCAGGAGATGAGAGCATCAAGATTGGCTGGCAAGAGCCTTGACGCTCGTAAGGGCGAAGCTGCTCGTTATGCAATCGACAACAAGACCAACATCATCGCTTGGAGAGGTGATGAAGCATCCGGTCTTATGGGTGTTCTTTCTGACGGTCAGAACATTCCGCTTTACACTATCGGTGCAAACGCTTCCGGTAAGACTAAGTGGACTGAAAAGGATGCCGATGAAATCCTCGCAGATGTAAACGGCATGGCTAAGCAGGTTGCTAAGGTTACAAAGAATGTTGAGAGACCTGATACTCTCTGCGTACCTGCAGAAGTATATATGGACATCAGCACTCGCCGTATTCCTGATACTGCAACAACTGTTCTTGCATTCCTTTTGGAGCATTCTCCTTACATCAAGAACATCGTATCTGCGGCAGAACTTGATTCTGACAGCGTGGACACCAACCCTTACGCTGCTGAAACTGACGGTTCCGGTGTAGCGTTCTTATTCAAGAACGATGCTCGTAAGATGGCACTTGAAAATCCTATGCCTTTCTATCAGTACCCTCTTCAGGTGCAGAACTTGGAAACTGTTATTCCTTGTGAAGCACGTACTGCGGGTGTGATTATGTACTATCCTTTATCTGCTCTCATCGCAGTAGGTGTGTGCTAATCGAAGGCAAGGTGTAACTGAATATGAGGAGTCAGCACTGTATGGTGTTGGCTCCTTTTTTGATGAAATCACAATACGGAGGTAAACGAAATGAAGTTAAAGAATATCGGCACAAAAATCATCCATGTTGGTACAAAGGTTCTTATGCCTGAGGACACCATGCCTATCACCGAATTACAGGCGAATACTCCTGCGATTCAGGTACTCATTAAGCACAAGAAGCTCGAACTCATCGCTGATGCTAAAGAAGTAGCACAGAAGGAAGAAGCTAAGGCAGAGACTAAGGCAGAAGAGAAGGCTACTGAGGAAAAGGTAGAGGAAAAAGCTGCTGAGGTTAAGGAAGAGACCAAAGAAGTAGCACAGAAGGAAGCAAAGAAGGCTACTAAGAAAGCCGAGTAAGGAGGTTCGCCATGGAAGCCATCGAGATTATCAGACTGACTGCTGAGGAATTTGCAGACATCAGCGATGATGAAGTGAATAAGTGGATTGAAATGGTCCGTCCTATGGTTAGTAAGAAGCAGTTCGGGAAGTTGTACGAGCATGGCTTGGCCTATCTCGTATGTCACAAGATGAAGATGGTAGGAAAGGGCAAGAATCCACTCGGAGATATCGGTATCATTGGCACCGGATTCGCTGTGAACAGTGTTTCTGAAGGCGGCAGTTCTGTCAGCTTTGGAGCAAATCAGAGTTCGAACCTTGCAAAGGATGCCGAATTAGGACTGACTACATACGGATTGCAGTTTCTCCAACTGAGACGGTCTGTAATCGTACCTATCCACATCAGTGGAGAAAGGGAGAGCGTATGAGTTTAGGTTGGTCCAACCTCACACCGGAAGGCAAGAAGTACTTCAAGGAACTGGAACAGTTGGCAAAGATGGAAGTCCAAGTGGGTTTCCAAACCGACTCCGGAAGTTATGAAAATGGAGCAACATTGGCCGAAGTTGCCGCTTATAACGAACTCGGAACTTCCTCAACACCGGCGAGACCGTTCATGCGGAAGAGTTTTGAAAATCACGAGAAAGAGTTGCAGAATGCCTGCGACCAAGTGAACAAAACACTCGCCAAAGGGGGAACAACACAACAAGCATTGGACGAACTCGGAGCGTTTGTCAAAGGTCTTGTACAGGAAGAGATTGTGAGCGGTGACTTTGCACCGAATGCCGATTCTACCATAGCGAAGAAAGGTTCCGACAAGCCACTGATTGACACCGGTTTTATGAGGCAGTCAGTAAATTACCAAGTAAAGCAAAGGAGTTAGTAGACCATGAACATTGAAATCTTCAACAAGGACTATACCGTGCGGAGATTCGGGGAACCGAAGGAAGTTCGTGGCTACATGACAACTACGCACGAAGACATGACGGTAAGTATGAATGTGCATCCGCTTGGCACAGATGCTCTTCAGGCACTGCCGGAAGGTGAAAGAAAAATCAAACGGTTGGAAGGACACAGTTCGAAAAAGCTGATAGTTGCTGATGTAAATGCAGGAGTTAAAGGCGATTTGTTACTGTACCACGGAGAGTGGTATGAATGTGTTTCAGCCGTAGAGTGGGACCACACATTGTTATCCCACCTGAATTATCAGTTCGTTATTGTGCCAAAGGATGCGGCAGGAACAATAGACACTGGTTTTCCTGAGGAATCTCAGGAGTAGGAGGAACCGTTTATGAAAGCATCAGAAGCTAAAGAACTGTTCCGTCAGATAGCGAAAGGGTTCTTTAGGAATTACACAGTTATTTTTTCCAAGCAAAGCCGTACACCAAAGCCTCAGGTTCCGTTGGTGACATTGTCGCCGGGTAATGTGAGCAGACCTCAATCTGCAAACTATGAAATCCAAGACGGTGAACCGATAGGCCATTACCTGTCACGGCTGTCAATCGTGGTGGATTTGTTCACGAATGGAGAACCCATCACGGAAAACGGTACGATTGTTGCTTACGAGAACACTGCGATGGATGAAATACTCGCATTCGCAGATTACATCAATAGCATCAAGACCGTTGATTTCTGCCATCAGCACGATGTTTCGTTACTGATAGATGGAGATGCAGAAGATTTGACCGGCATTGTGAATGATACGAATTATGAGTATCGTTCCCGCCTTAGAATTCAGATGTACTTCACTCAGGACACGGCATCCACGATAGGCATTGAAAATGTTGGTTCGTTCAGTGATGAAGACATCCACTGGACTGAAGATTAAAAAGTTATAAGGAGGATATCCAAAATGAGCAATAGTTATGACCAGATTGCGACCGTGAGCATCGACATTGCATCAGTAGTTGTGGACAGTAAAAGTTTTGACAACATTCTGATTGTTGGTCCGCTCCCTAAGGTTGCACCGACAACTGCACCTGCAAAAGTAGGAGCATACTCTGACATCGAAGAGGTAATCAAAGCAGGATGGGTTGTAACCGGAGAGAACGCTGATCCTGTAGGTATTGCAGCGAGAATTGCATTCTCTCAGGACCCTAAGCCTACGAACATCTACATTGCTCCTCAGCAGGTAGCAGAAGGAACTGCAGAATATGCCGTTTCTGCTGTACAGAGAGCAATGGACACTGCCGGATGGTATGTAGTTACTCCTGCCGGTGTAGCAGCAGATGAGCTTGAAACGCTCGCTGATTTCATCGAAACTCAGGAGAAGATGATGGTGTATACCGAACTCGACTTCTTCAAGGAGAATAAAGCTGCACTTGGTGACAAGTACAACAGAACTGCCGGTGTTTACGGAAGAGTTACAAACGACCCTGACGAAGAGACACCTGTGGAAAATCTGTATATGAATGTTGCCTTTGCAGTAGCATGGCTTGCCCATGAATCCGGTTCTGAAACTGCCGCTTTCAAAGCGTTGGCAGGTGTGAATGTTTCTGATCTCGGCACAACCGAAAGAAAGGCACTTGAAACTGCATCTATCAGCTTCTTCACTGCCATCGGTAATAAGAAAGTTACCATGATTGGCAAGGTGTTATCCGGAGAATGGTGTGACATCATCCGTTTCCGTGATTGGCTGAAGAACGATATGCAGGTAAGAGCAGTGAATGTATTCCTGTCTCTGCCTAAGGTTCCGTTCACTGATGACGGCATTGCCTTGGTTCAGAATGCAATGGAAGCATCCCTTCAGTCCGGTCAGGACAAGGGCGGTGTCTGCAAGACAGAATACGATGACGAGGGCAATGAAACCCTTGGCTATATCGTAAATGTGCCTAAGGCAGCAAGTCTCAGCGACTCTGAAAAGCAGAGCCGTAAGTTGAGCGGTTGCACATTCAAGGCTAGATTAGCAGGTGCTATCCACTTCGCAGAATTGAAGGGTACGCTTGCATATTCATTGTAATAAGGAGGACATGAAAGATGGGTAAGATTGCAACATACAATCCTAAGAAAGTTACGATTTCCTTGGGAAACCATATCGTAACCGGCTTTGCGGATGACTCTTTCGTAACTATCGACCCTAATGGTGACGGTGTTACCAAAAAGGTTGGATGTGATGGCGAAATTGTCAGAAGTATCAGCCCTGATGATACCTATATCGTTAAACTCAGTGTGCTTCAGACATCTCCTACGAATGCTTGGCTTCAGAGAATGTTTGCTGCTGATGTTGAGAACGGTACAGGTATGTTCCCTATTCTCGTGAAAGACTTGAGCGGAAGCACAGTGTTTAAGGCGGCACAGGCATGGCCTGCAAAACCGGCATCTCGTGGTTTCGGCAAGGAGTCTAGTAACCGTGAGTGGGAACTCCACACTGGTTCAGGCACATTGACTGAATAATTGAAGAGTGAATAACGATGATGTGGGAGCGGTTTAGTGCCGCTCCTTTATTGTCGGCTCGATAGCTGTTATCGGAGGTCGGCATCAAATATCGAAGTCGGCAAAGTCTGCATAGAAATCCAAATTTGAACAGAAAGGGGCTACTTACTATGAAGCAGATGGAAACAACGAAGAAGAAAATCGGAGAGAACACATTTTACATCAAACCGTTCCCGGCATTCACTGCAGCAAATATTACTGCATTGCTTGCTAAGACAATCGGACCTCTCTTAGGCGGTCTTGGCGGTCTCACTAAGAATGGTATGACAGCAGAAGAAATCATGGACAGTGACTTGAGTGAAGTACTTCCTGCAATGACAGGAGCACTCGCAGACATTGATCCCGACCAGTTAGAAAGACTGGTGCAGAAGCTCATCAGTGATTACAAGAATGTAAGTGTGAGCGGTCCGGCCACAGAAAATGAGGTTGAAATCCTTACATACGACCTCGCAAACGAAGTATTCTGTGGCGAACTTATCGACATGGTTAAGTTATGTATTGAGGTATGTAAGGTGAATTTCGGGGGTTTTTTCTCGAAGCTAAATCTCCCATCTGGCGACCTGCAAGAGTATACGGATCAGGTGAAGAGGAGATTAACAAATGGGGCGAACTCGACCTCAGCAGATTCAGCGAATTAGAAATGAGAATGTACACCTTGATTAAGGCGAGAATTGCATCCAAATCGGAGTTGGAATCCGACTACACACTGGATGAAGCCTTGAAACTGTATGCCTTGTGGCAGATGGACCAAGACATACAGAGAGGTGAGATGGAAGAAATGAAAGCGAAGAGCGAAAGCAGACACTAAGCAGGGAGGTGAAAATCGTGACTGTTGCTGAATTTATAAACAAAGTCGGATTCAAAGTAGATGAATCTACCGTTCAAGAGGTACAGGGCACGATAACCGATATCAAGAGCACGGCAACCAAACTGCTTGGTGCCATCGGTATTGGAATTAGTCTGACTCAGTTAAACCAAATGGTTGAAGAGTTCGGACGAGTGAACAATCAGATTAAGAATTCGACAGCAGCACTTGGCGACCAAAGGGAAATTCAGGAGCAAATCCTGAAGGCGGCCGATTTGACAAGAACATCGTATGCCTTGACAGCACAGACAGTATCTAATCTCGTAAAAGGTAATCAGGAACTGTTTGGTAATGTCGATGAAGCAGTGAAGTTCAATAACGCAGCGACCATGCTGTTCAAGACAGCCGGTAAAACGAACGAAGAAATTGCCGGATTGATGGAAGCCATCAACAAATCGTTCCAAAAGGGATATGTTGACAGTGAAACCATCAGCCAGTTATTAGAGCGTTCTCCGGAAGCGGTTGAGTTGTTGAACCGACAGCTTGGTACAACATCAAGTCAGTTGGAAGAAATGGCATCTTCGGGTGCTATGAGTGTAGCAGACCTGAGAGATGCGTTTGTCAATAATTTGGATGCTATCGAGAGTGGTTTCGCCGGTGTTCAGTATACAGTATCAGATGCACTTCTCCATATCCGTAATGAATGGGGATTTTGGATTACTGATATAGACAGTACTCTCAAAATTAGTCAGACCGTAGCGAAGATTATGGTTAAGGGATTCGACCGGATTATGGGATTGCTCAACAAGGTGAAGAATGGGTTCGAGTCACTGGCAGAAAAGGTTGGTGGTTCCGAGAACCTATTGAAGATTATCTTCGCACTGGCATCAGCAATCCTTGTGGTATTGAACTGGTCCAAAATCGTCACTGTTGCGAAGAATTTCCTCGGTGTTTTGACTAGCATCGTGAAGATGATCGCAGCGATAAAACTGTCAACAGTACTTCTCGTTGCGGTGCTTGCATTACTGTTCCTGTTGATTGATGACTTCATCAACTTTATGAAAGGCAATGACTCTGTTATCGGTTACTGCTTCGAAAAAGCCGGTATCGATGCAGATGAAATGCGAAAGAAGATTATCAACATTTGGAACAACCTGAAATCGTTCTTCTCGGGTATTTGGAATTCGATTAAGGCAATCTTTGCTCCGATTATTGACTTCATCAAGAGCAAGATGGAAGAGGTATTCGGAGATGACTTCTTTGAAGGAGTTGGAACCGGTCTGGCCGGATTCATCAATGTGCTTGAGAAACTGACATCGAAGCTCGCAGAGAACAAAGGCTTGCAGGATATGATTGGTAAGATTGCAGTTGCAATCGCCGCATTGGTAGCAGCGTTCTCGATTATGAAAAAGTTTATGAATGTCGGCACTACACTGAAGACGATTGCATCAGGTGGTAAAGCGGCGGCATCAGGACTTGGTGGAACATCATCGGCATTAGGCGGTATCAGTAAGACTATTTCCGGTCTCGGCACTGGAATCCTTGCTATTGCTGCAGGTATCTTCCTCTTGGCAGAATCTGCAATCAGAGTGAGCGAAGCAGGACCCGGAGCGGCAGTCGCACTGACACTTATGTTAGCGGCAGTAGCAGGTATCATCGCAATCGTAGGTGCAATGGGTGCAAAGATTCAGGCAGGAGCCGCAGGAATGACAGCCCTTGGGGCAGGAGTTCTTATGGTAGCGGCCGCATTTGCATTGATGGCTTACACTGCAGTACAGATGGCAAACTCAGGTGGTGCGGCAATCGGTGTACTGGCAGGAATGTTGGTAGTAATTGTTGCCCTGACCGCCATTGTAGGTGCATTTGGCAGTGCAATGGTATCGGGTGGTGCAGGACTTGCACTCATGGGAGCCGGTCTTCTGTTATGTGCGGCGGCAATGGCACTGTTGGCAAATACGGCGATTAACCTCGCTAATGCAGGTGCTCCGGCAATCGTAACCTTGGCGGCACTCATGGTAATCATCGTAGCCTTTGGTGTGGCCTGTGGTGCTTTGGCATCTCTAATGCTTACCGGTGCGGTTGCACTGGCGGCATTTGGTGCGGCACTCATGGTGGTAGCATTAGCGGCAGTTCTTGGCTCTGCGGCATTGGTAATCATGTCAACTGCATTACCGGCATTTGCAGAATATGGAGCGGCTGCGGCGGCCGGTATTGTTGCTTTAGGAGCGGCAATGTTGGTGTTCTCGCCGGGTGCGATAGCGGCAGGAGCGGCGGCACTGGTAGCCATGGCAGGATTTACTGCATTGGCTGCGGCATCGGTAGCGGCAATGGTATTGTTTGCACCGTTTGCGGCAGAAATGGTAGCCGTAGGAGCGGCAGTCGCAATCATGGCAACCTCAGGCACTGCGGCGGCATCGGCACTCAAACAGATTGTTGATGCAGGAAAGGGTGCTACGGCAAGTATGGCTTTACTGACTGCAGCATTGCTCGTTGGTTCAGGAGCACTCGTTCCGTTCTCAGCAACAGCAGTAGCAGGTGGTGTGGCGGCAACTGCGGCGGCGGCCGGATTGTTATTGATGGCAACATCAGCAACGGCAAACGCTTTAGGATTGACTGCTATGGCACTGGCACTGACTGCATCAACCTTAGCAATGACCTTGTTAAGGACACAGATTGCAGGATTGCTCGTATCGGCAATAATCATGCAGACTGCATTCGGAATGATGCAGAAAGCATCAGGACCTATGGCATCAGCAATGATGGCTCTGATGGTTCCTATGACACTGGTGTCCACGGCAATGCTCGCATTTGCAGCATCCTCAGTAGCAACGGCAGGTTCGTTCGTTGTGATCTTGGCATCAGCAACGGCACTGGCGGCGGTATTACTGTTAGTTCAGGCCGGATTCACAATGATAACTGCGGCGGCAATGGTTCTGACTGCAACTATCGGTTCTGCGTTCACGAGTGCAATGCTTCAGGCAGGAACCGTGACACAGACACAGATGGCACTCATCCTTGCGATTATGACAATGGCACTGGTAGCAATCAATGCTCAGGTGTCTTCATCGACATCAGATATGGTGAACAAGGTGCAAGCGGCAATGCTCGCTATGAATATTGCAATCCTCACCGGTGGCTTTATGCTTCAGGGAAGTATGGGCAATCTGATGAATGGCTTAGATTCCATTATGGCACAGATGCCATCCAAGGCTCATTCTTGGGGAGTGGATATGGTTCAGGGTATCGCAAGCGGAATGATGGCTGCATCCGGTCAGGTAAGGGGTGCGGCAATCAACATCGCCGGTATCATCAGTTCGTTCCTGCACTTCTCAGTTCCTGATGAAGGTCCTCTGACATCCTATGAATCATGGATGCCTGACTTTGTAGGCGGTTTGGCTCAGGGTATCGAGAACAATAAGGGAACGATTAAGAGTGCAGTTGCAGGACTGGCAGATACGATGTCAGTATTTGCAGGAGCAGATGCAGTATCACCGGCAACCTCTGCGGCGGCAATGGGTGCAACCACGAACAATAGTAGCGTAAATCAGACAGTAACTATTGAAAATACATTCAATGGCGATAGAGCAATCCAACAGGAAGCAGCGACTACGATGAACAAATCGGCAGATGATGTTACTGCATCCCTTGCAAGAGGATTGGCTTATGCACGATAGGAGGTAGAAGATGGCAAGAGCAAAAAGACCTGTCTCAGTTGCAGGAATAGAGTTTGATGCCCTCATCAGCTCCGACTATAGCATGGAGGCCACCGTACCCGAGTATGCGGTGGAAAGTGGTTTCCATGTCAGCGATGCAATCATACTGAAATCGGAAACGCTCAGTATGGTGCTCTATGTGACCGACAATCCGGTTACATGGTATGACAGACACAACAAAGGGAGAAATCGTGTAAGTTCGGTTACGGCAATGCTTGAGAGTTTGTATTACTCCAAACAGCCTGTTACGGTAATCACATCCGAGAAGACTTATACGAATATGGCGATTGAATCTATCAAGATTAGTAAGAGCCTTGAGACCGGATATGCACGAGAAATCCCGATATCGTTTAGAAAAATCAGAACGACATCCACACAGACCACGATTATTCCGGCCGAATATGGCAAGAGTGGTGCTACTGGTGCGAATGCAGGAACTGCAAACACATCGAGTGGAAGCAGTGGCTCTGGTGGTGGTTCGGGAAGTGGTTCTTCCTCAAACAGTGCTTCGAATGGTTCAAATGGAAGCATCTTGTATAACGCAGGTAAGACCACTGGCATTCTGTAGGAGGAGGGAATATGGATTATACGATTATTGAAGTACCTGATATGAACGATAGTCTATCCCGCCTTGTACTGAATGGGCAGTTTTTTCAGATACGATTTACCTATAATGACACGAAAGATTATTGGAGCTTCGGATTGTATGACGATCAGGACAATCCGGTTGCGATAGGAATTAAGATAGTTCCCGGTGCGGTTTTGAATATGTTCTTTGGCAGAAGCAAATTACCGAAAGGTGCATTTGGTGTTATCACGAAACTCGAACGAGTTGGAAGAAATGATTTCCTGAATGGCAAAGCAAAGTTCGTATTCGTTCCGGCAGAAGGGGAGGATGAGGGTTAGTTTCTTGTCCGCAAGACAATCCACTGGACAATCCTGAGGACAGTCCATAAAAATGTCCATGTAATTTCCGTAAGATGAGGTAGATAATCGTGGATTTAATGCAAATCATCGAAAAACTTTTAGGGTTTTCTAACCAAATTTCGAAAAGTACAGTTTACAAACGATTTCGTTTATTGTAAACGGAACATTCGGTGCGAATATTTGCATTTGAATACGATTTTTTGTGTCCATTGGATAATCCATCGGACAATCCACTGGACATTCTGTTGGAAAATCTGCGGATAATCCACTGCTAACCAAACCTAACCAAACCAAACCGTATATTTATATATAATATACTCGCAAATGCTCGTATCATTTTTGCGGAAAGGAGTTAATCAGAAATGGCGGGATATACGAATTTTGACAGACAGTATCGATTGATTGCAGGACCTGCCGGTAGGGTAGGTTTTGAGATTGGAGCGACATCGCCATCACAGCCTGACCCACTCCATATTACTTTTCGCTTAGAGAAATCAGACCTCGAAACACAGAACACCGGTAAGATTGAGATTTGGAATCTCAGTCCTAGCCATGTGGCAGAATTAGAGAAGGCAGATTGTTGTGTCGGCTTGAGAGCCGGTTACGGAAACAACCTGCCTTTAATTTTTGCAGGTATCGTCAGTTTTGCGACAAGCACAAAGGACGGAGCTGATGTGAAAACGAGCATCGAAGTAGTTGATAACCTGATTGCTATTCGAGATACGAATGTTTCGATTTCGTACAAAGGCACTGTGAGTTGGAAGACAATCTTCGATGACATCGCTGCACAGATAGGTGTGGTTCCGGTGTATTCCTACAATGCCACCTTTGCAAATGTTACGAATGGCTTCAGCTATGTCGGTCTTGCAAAGAATGTACTGACGAAAGGTTGTAACTGCTGTGGACTCAGTTGGAGCATTCAGAATGGTGTGCTTCAAATTAAGAGAGCCGGAGATGCGGTGAATACGAAAGGTTATCTGCTTTCTGCTGAAACCGGATTGATTGGTACACCGGAGAAAGTGGCGGTAAAGGATAGCAATGATTCGTCCATAACAAGAATTGGATGGGATGTTACATTCTTCCTGAATGGTGCAATCGATGTCAACGATTATGTGAAGCTCGTGAGCAAGCAAGTGACCGGATATTTCTATGTGTACTCCATTCAGATAAACGGAGATAACAAGAGCGGTGACTGGACCTGCAAGGCAAGGTTACTTGAACTCAGTAAAGTTAAGCCAAAAGCATCCTCAGGCGGTGGTGCAGCAAGCACAACTGTGACATACAAGGTCAAGACAAATGGTGGCAGACTTATGTTGCGAGAATCCGCAGGATATACCAAGATACTCGCCAAGATGCCGAATGGCACGACAGTATCATCGGATGGCAAGAGTTCGGGCGAATGGATTCATGTTTGCTATAACGGCACATGGGGATATTCGCATCAGACCTATTTGCAGAAAGTGTAGGTGATGCCTTATGATGCAGGAATTTGTTCAGAATATCAAGGACACCGTTAAGGAAGAACTGGCTGATGTGCATACTGCCATTCCGGGCAAGATTGTATCAGTAGATGCAGGGTCAGGAACCTGTACAGTACTGCCAGTAATGAAGAAAAAGGCCAGCAACGGTTCTTTGGTTGATTACCCTAAGATAAGTGGGGTTCCGCTTGTATTCCCTCAGGGAAGCGGTCAGGGATGCTCAGTGGTATATCCGGTAAGTTCAGGAGATGGATGTTTGATTATAGTCGCAGAGCAGTCCATTGATTACTGGCTGTATGGAAGAGAGACCGACTCGGATTTGAGGTTTGATATAACGAATGCCATCTGTATACCCGGACTGTTTCAACAGTTACCGGCCACATTCGGAGAAGCGTGTGAGTTGGATGCGGTTATCGTTGAAGCTGACACGACAAGGCTGATTGTAAAGCCGGATGGAATAGAGATGGTAGGCAACCTGAAGGTAAAAGGGAAGATTGAAGCCGAGGAAATCACAGCAGAGAAAACCATCGAAGCTGAGAGTATCACGGCTAAAGAAGATGTGACTGCCGGTGATATATCGTTGAAAGAGCATACTCATACGAGTGCGATAGTAGGCGATGACACGAGCGGTCCGAAATAATGTTGCGGCAATTATGAGAGAAGGGAGTGAGAGACTTGTTGGATATCAAGGTCGATAATGACAACGACATCGTAATCACAGAGGATGGAGATTTTCAGCTTGTGGAAAATGATATCAGTCAGGCAATAAAGATGCGATTGCGATGGATTGCAGGTGAATGGAGACTTGGTCCGTCCTTGGGATTTCCTGCTTTCGAAGATTTGTTTGTGAAGAATCCAAACATGAACATCATAATGTCCGACATCAGAGAGGCTGTTATGGATGTAGACGGAGTGGAAGAATGCTCTGTTGAAATCATAGAGTTTGACAGAAGATTACGAACGGTGGTGTTTCAGTACACCGCAGTTGTAAATGGAGAGACTATTACGGAGGAGGTGACATTAAATGCCTGATTACGGATTGACACCACAAGGTGTGAATATCAAAAGACTTGATGTAATTCTCGATGAGATGCACACGGAGTTATCAGAAAAGTGGGGAGTAAACACAAGGCAGAATACAACCTCTTTGCTGAATGCTCTGATTACGGATGTGGCAGATTCGCTCGCTGAATTATGGGAACTCGGTCAGGATGTGTATAACAATACCTATCCGACCAGTGCCGAAGGTATGTATCTCGACAATGCAGCACAGTTTGCCGGTATTTCGAGAGAGGAAGAAGCGAAGTCATATTACCATATTCTTTGTACCGGCAAGGAAGGTACGGTAATTCCGGCCAGTACATTGATTTGTACGAATATGAATCCGGTAACACAGTTGAAGCCTACGAATGAGATACAGTTGATGAGAAATGCCTTTAACAAGGCGAGTATCAAAGCTGCATCAGTAGATGGGAACCCATTTACAGTAGTGCTGAATGGATTGTCTTATTCTGTTACTCCTGCGAAAGGCTCAGATACACTCGCCGGTTTGAAAGCACTGGCAGAGAAAATCGTTGATGCGAGTTTTACCGCATCAGTAGATGAGAGCAATATGGTTTTGAATATCGTGGCGAATGAAGTTACATCGCAGAATGTAATGATCCTGTCGGAGAATCTGACAACGGAGAATGTGGGATGCGTATTCGTATTCGAAACCGTTGAATATGGTGACATCTACTTGCCGGAAGGTTCAGTGACGGAGATTATCAAGTCCGTAACCGGATTAGATACCGTACTGAATGTAGGAAGTTACATCAAGGGTAGACTTGAAGAAACCGATGATGATTTCCGCAGGTCCTACATTGATAAGATTTTCAGTCACTCCTCACGAATGAAAGACAGTATCAGAAGTGCAATCCTCACAAATGTGCAGGGTGTAACATCGGTAACGGTATATGAAAACTGCACGGATGTTGTGGATGCACTCGGAAGATATCCGCATAGTGTTGAGGTTGTGTGTGACGGTGGCGATGCGACCGAGATTGCACAACAGATTCTTGAGACAAAAGCCGGTGGTATCAACACCTATGGTAGTACCGAGATAGTAGTACATGGAGATGCAGACGATGAAATCACAATCCGATTCAATAGACCGGAATATGTGAAGACATGGTTCCATGTGGAACTGACGATTGCAAGGGGAATGACTATTGTTGCTGACTATGCCGATATCGTGAAGACTATCATTGTTGATACGATTGAAACCTTGGAATGTGGAGATGATGTAATTCCTCAGAATATCTTCATGGCTAAGATTTATGCCAAGGTAAGCGGAATCGATTATGTAGAGATTACGATGGGAACCGGCAACGATAAGCCTGACTCCTACGATTCAAAAAATGTATATGTAACTGAAAGACAGAGAGCCATCACGGCAGAAAGCATGGTCGAGGTGGTTATCAATGGTTGATTACAGTAAAAAGCTAATAAGTGACCTGCCGGAGCAGT